TACATTCCTACTAATGGAAGCTCACAGACAAGAGCTGTTGAAACTTGTACTGATGCTGGAACTGCTGCTACGTTTAATTCAACAGAGGGAGTTTTCTATGCTGAAATTAAAACGCTTGAGCCTCAACCAACTTCACAATATATATCAATTAATGATGGTTCTGGAGGAGCAAATCAAGTTAGGATTGGTTGGTTAAATTCTAAAATATATGTGCAAATTAGAGTAAATGGTAATGCTTTCTTTACATTTAACCCTAGTTCACCAACTCACACAAATTTTAATAAAATAGCAGTAAAATTTAAAGAATCAGACTACGCAATTTATATAAATGGTCAAGAAGTAGCTACAGACACATCTTCAAATATTTTTGCAAGTGATGTGTTAGATACTTTAAGTTTTTCAGCTTATACATCAACAGGTAAGTTTTTTGGAAGATGCAAAGATTTAAGAGTATATAACGAAGCATTAACAGACGCACAATTACAAACATTAACAACTTTATAATATGAAAATTAGTAAATACGAGTTTGACTCACAAGAACAAGCAGAAACTAAAATAGCTGCTTTACCACACGCAACAGATGAAGATGGTAATGACTACCCTACTCACAAACACACTATCGTAAAGCTTGGCTTTATAGTATTAGAACAAGGCGAATACAATGCAGAAGGAGAAGAAACTAAAGCACCTGTATTATCAGACAAATATTCTGTTGATGTACTATGGAAAGATTTAGAAGAAGTAGATGAAGATGGCAATGTAACTATAGACCACCCATACGGATGGAAATCAAAAGCTATTGATATAGACGATGAAGGAGTACACGGATTTTTTGGAGTTAAATATCAAGATAATAAACTATAATGCCAATACCAAAGCCTAAACCAGCAGAAAAGCAAAGCGACTTTATGATTCGTTGCGTTCCTATGCTTACACCTTATCATGAAAAAAGTCAAGCTATAGCTATATGCTATGATGCGTATAAAAAGGTAGAATTAGAAAGCTATAATGATTATCCTGATGGAGCAGTAAACAATGCAAAAAAAGCTTTAAAATGGAAAAAAGAAAATGGATCTAGTTGCGGAACACAGGTTGGTTGGACAAGAGCTGGTCAATTAGCAAGAAGAGAAAAAATAAGCAGAGATACTATATCTAGAATGGCAAGTTTTAAAAGACATCAACAACATAAAGATGTTCCTTATTCTGAAGGGTGTGGAGGTCTGATGTGGGATGCTTGGGGAGGTAGTGCTGGAGTAAATTGGGCAATAAGTAAACTTAAAGAAATAGATAAAAAATGAGCAAAGAAACATTGAAAGAAGAAATTCTAGCCAAAATAGAAATTGATAAAATACATGCACAAAGTACTGCTAAAGAAATAGCATCTAGGCATTTAGGAAAGCATGGGATAAATTATATAACAATATTAGTGGTAATAGGGGTTATAAGTTCTCAATTTTTAGAAGGTGGTGCTTTAACAGCAGTTATTGGTTTAGTATCTACAGCAGCTATGGCTTTAATAGGAATACTGCAACATATAGTAGGAGCGAAAGAAAAAGAGGAAAAGCCAGAATTAGAAATAATAAAAAGTTTAATACAACAGCTTTCTGACAAAGAAGATGACCCTATGCAAGTAGATGTAACTGATACAGATGTTACAGTAACAAAAGGAGAAAGCAAAGTAACAGCAAGTAAAAAAAAATAAATGATACAAGACTATAAAACATTATTTATAAATATGGGTAGTCTAGGGCTATCATTAACAGATATTGATATAATACTAAAAATTGCGCTTTTGCTTATCACTATTGGATATACATTACAAAAATGGTATTTAATGAATAAAAAGAAAAATGACTAAAAACTTTACTAAAGAAGAATTTGATTGTAATTGTAATTGTGGTGTTTGTGAAATGCCTATAAATGTTTATCATAATGTCGTAAAAGTTGCAAACCAACTACAAGTATTAAGAAATGAATTAAAAAAGCCAATACATATAAACTCTGCATATAGGTCAGAAGAATATAATGAAAAAGTCGGTGGTGTTAAAACTTCACAACATATAATGGGTAAAGCTGCAGATATTTCTATAAAAGGATTATCCCCACTAGAAGTATATAAGACAATAGAAAGACTTATTGTAAATGGAGATATGTTACAAGGTGGTTTAGGTTTATACGATTCTTTTGTTCACTATGATATTAGAGGAACAAGAGCAAGATGGGATTATCAAAAAAAATTATAATATGTTTTTAGGATTTAGTTTAGTTGTAGAAAGAGGTTTATTATTTGGTTGGGAGTATTACCCAGCATTAGAACAAGACGACCATGAAGAGTTAAATGTTTACTTAATATTAATTTGCATTCACATTAAATGGGGTTATGGCGAAGAAGTTTAAAGATACTAAAGTAGGAAAGTTCTTACTAAACAACGGTTCAGGCATTGTAAACACTATTGGCGATGTATTGCCTAATAACGGTGTATTAGGTATTGTTAAAGGACTTATAGACAAAGACAAAGTATTACCACCAGAAGACAAAGAAAAAGCCTTAAAACTACTAGAAATGGATATGGTAGAGATGCAAGAAGTAACAAAGCGTTGGAATAGCGATATGACTAGCGATAGTTGGTTAAGTAAAAACGTTAGACCTTTAACACTTATATTTTTTTCTATTAGTTATGTTATAGGTTGGTTTTTAGATTATTCTTTAGAAAATATTACTGGGCTTTTATCCCTAATAGTAGGTGCTTACTTTGGTAGTAGAGGATTTGAAAAAATAAAATCTATTAAGTAAATCAATAATTTGATTATTCCCCATATATCTTTATTTTAATAATTTGTTATATATATTTATATTACTTTATATTTATTTATGTATTTATTTATATAAAAATACTAATAATTAAAAAATGTTAAAGTTATTACTTTTTTTTTAAATATAAAAATGCTATATTTATATTATGAACATAGCAGTAAAAATAAGAAGACACGAAAATCAAACTGAATACTACGATTTAAAACTATCTACATATAAAGAAAGTATTGAAGGTAAATTCAGTAAAGAAGATTTACGTTATTTGATACAGCAGATAGACAATGAAATAATATAATGCCTAAAAAACCATCAAGAAAAAGTATAGTAAAAAAACTTGATAAAGTATTTAGCCAATTTATTAGAAGAAGATTTGCAGTAAATGAAATTGCTAGGTGTATTACGTGTGATAAAAAAGCACATTGGAAAGAGTTACAAGCTGGTCACTTTATGAGTAGAAAGCATTACTCAACAAGATGGGATGAAACTAATGTTCAAGTACAATGTAGTGGGTGTAATGTATTCAGATATGGAGAGCAATTTAAATTTGGAATGTATTTAGAAGAATCTTATGGCGAAGGTACAGCACAAACAATGCATAATAAAAGTAGGGAAATAGCTAAATTTAGCGATATACATTTAAAAGAAATGATAGAATATTACAATAAATTACTAACTAACTTAAAATAATTCTTGTTTTGTTTTGTTTTCTGAAAAGGGGTAGGCTTCGGTTTACCTCTTTTTTTATTTTAAATTATTTTATAAACATAGTTGTTAATTAAATAAAAAGTATTATATTTACATATAACATTAAAACAAGACAAAATGTATTACATTATTACCACACAACAAGGAGACCAAATTAAAGAGACTGATTACTTTAAAGCATTTAGATATTCTTTATTTAACAAATGTATTTTAGAACAACGCAATGGTTCTGGCGTTAGAGTAGAAATTAATAACTTTAGCAATTTATAATATGAAAAACGAACCTATACACGAAACAGTTAGAGACCTATACACTTTTAAAAATATGCAGATAGATGCATTACAAAAAGAATTATGTAAAGCAAATACAAGAATAACTAATTTAGAAACATTTATATTTGAGTTATGTGATGATGGGTGTCCAGAATCATACAAAGATATAGTAAAAAAAGAAGTACTAAATGACTTTACAAGAGATTAACTTTCATACTAATTACGAACTATTAGCTAACTTATTGTTAGAGTTTAACAAAAAGAAACCTAAAGAAACCGATAAATATATGAAGGCATTAAGTGAAATGTATTTTTATATAAACTCAATGCACATAGAAAACAGAGAATTAAGATTAGATAATAGTAATACTAAACAACAATTAAGAAAACAAACTTTGGACTTTTACGAGTTTAAAAATAATGTAGAAGAAATTATAAATTAAAACAAAATGAACAGAGAAAAATTATTAGATTTGTATAAAAAATACGAACTAACAAAAGATGATGTATATAAACATCAGCATTATGTAATTATTACAAGAATGGGTATTGAAAAAATACAAGCAAAAGAAAAAATAAATATTAGTTATGAGGTTATAAAATGCGAAACAAACTTTGCAGTATTTAAAGCTATTGCATTTCTTAACAGTAAACCAAGTGTATTAATTGAAACCTTTGGTTCTGCCTTAAAAGGTGGTTCATTTAAAGATGGTAACTGTAATACTTGGTATGTAGCTGAAATGGCAGAGAAAAGAGCTTTATCAAGGGCAGTACTTAAACTAACTGGCTTTTATGAGTTAGGTGTATTTGGAGAAGACGAATCAGAAGATTTTAAAAAAGTAAATAAAGAAAAATTAATAAACTTAAATAAATAACAATGGCATCATTAATCAATTTAAACATCAACGTAGAAAATCTACCTAAAGAAAAATTTGTAAAAGGAAAGAAAGGAGTTTACTATAACTTAACTATAAGTGTAAACGATGATACAAATCAATTTGGTCAAAACGTATCAGCTTTTGATTCACAAACAAAAGAAGAGAGAGAAGCTAAAAAGCCAAAGCAATACATCGGCAACGGAAAGGTAGTTTGGACAGATGGAAAGTCCACTAAAGCACAGCAAGAAGCTCAATCACAAGACAACGACAACAATGTAGATTTACCATTTTAATATTTGGGAGGGTGTAAAAGCCCTCCTTTTTTTATGACCGAAGAACAGAAAATGTTTATGCAGCTCTTGGAAGAAGAGTGTGTAATAAATACAAATGACATAGTAGAATATCCACCAGTAGCAATATCTATGGGAGAAACAACTATACAAACACTAAAAGGCACAAAGACCTTACCAATACCTTTAGGTACTTATGGTAACTTTAGTTTTGTACAAGCACCCCCAAAGACAAAAAAGACTTTCTTTATTAGTTTATTAGCTTCTGTATATTTAGGAAACAAAAACAAATTCGGTGGAGAGTTAAGAGGACACAGAAACAATAAATGTCTTATACACTTTGACACAGAACAAGGTAAGTTTCACGCACAAAGAGTATTTCGTAGAGTTGTAGATATGAATCAAGAACAAGACTTAGGTTGCTATCATACTTTTGGTTTAAGAACAGTAGGGTTTAAACATAGAGTTGATTTTATAGAATACTATTTAAAGGAAAAAATAGAACAAGGTAAAGTAGGACTAGTGATTATAGATGGAATAGCAGATTTAGTATCTGATGTTAATTCATTAGAGCAAAGTAACGAAGTTGCACAAAAACTTATGGAGTGGAGTCAATTATTTTCTTGTCATATTATAACTGTTATACATAGTAATTTCGGCACAGACAAACCTACTGGACATTTAGGTTCTATACTAGAAAAAAAGACAGAAACACAAATACAATTAGAAACAAACACAGTAAACAAGGATTGGATTACAGTTAAATGTAAACGGAGCAGAGGTTATGCTTTTGAAACATTTAGCTTTAAAGTTAATGACATAGGTCTGCCAGAAATAGTTGGAGATTTATATAATCCCTTAAAAGGTGTAAGTTTTTAATATGACAGAGTTTTTAGAAGCATTAGGTAAAAACCATAAAGAGTGGGTACAAATAGCAAAAAATCTAGGTGCAAAGGACTATGCAGAAGACATAGTGCAAGAAAGCTATTTGAAGATAATAAAATATGCAGACAACAAAAAAGTATATAGCAATGGTAAATATTCTAAAGCTTATATGTATTTCACAATTAGAAGTGTATTTATAAATTATATTAAATTAAAAAACAAAGTGCATAAAATACAAATAGAAGAATTTTATAAAGACAAAGATTTTAACGAGATTCCAGAAAAAGATATGCATAAGTTTACAGCTACTGATGAAATAAAAAAAGAAGAAGCGTTTTGGAGATTATGTGAAAAAATGGATAATGAGTTGGATAAATGGCATTGGTACGACAAAAGTATTTATGAATTATATAGAGATACAGATTTAAGCATTAGGGGTTTATCAAGTGAAACTAAAATAAGTCCAGTTAATATATTTCATACACTGAAAAAAGGCAAAGAAAAAATAAGAGATAAGTTTAGTGAAGACTACGAAGATTTTAAAAACGAAGATTATAATTTAATATGAAACCACCAAAAGACAAACGTACTAAAGAGTACAAAGAATGGAAAGCTAATTACGATAAACAATCTAAAGGATTAGGAGATACTATTGCTAAAATTACTAAAGCTACTGGAATAGCTAAAGCTGTTAAGTTTATAGCTGGAGAAGATTGTGGCTGTGATGAAAGACAAGTAGCCCTTAACAAGGCATTTAGATACAAAAGACCAAAGTGTTTACTAGAAAACGAATATCTTTATTTAACAGAATGGTTTGCACAAAACAGAACAAGAGTGAACCCATCAGAACAAAAACAATTATTAAAAATATACAACAGAGTATTTAATGATAAAAAAGTAATGACATCTTGTGGGAGTTGTATAAGAACAACAATAAATGAATTAAACTCTTTATATAGAACTTATGGAAATTAGACCACGCATTAACGGAAACAAAAAAGCAGCTTACGAGAACATAACCAAGAAAGAAACTAGAGTTCTTGTTATAGGAGACTTACACGAGCCATTTTGTTTAGATGGATATTTAGAACATTGTCAAGAAACCTATGCTAAATACAATTGTAATAGAGTTGTGTTTATAGGGGATGTGATTGATAATCATTATTCATCATATCACGAATCAGATGCAGATGGTTTAGGTGGTGGGCAAGAACTAGAACTAGCAATAAGTAAAATAGCTAAATGGTATAATGCTTTCCCTAAAGCACACGTAACAATAGGGAATCACGATAGGCTAATAATGCGTAAAGCACAAACAAGCGCAGTACCAAAGAAATGGATTAAGGCTTACAAAGATGTACTAGAAGTACCACAATGGAAGTTTGTAGATAGAGTTGTAATTGATGGAGTACAATATATACACGGAGAAGCTGGAACAGCAAGGATGAAATGTAGAGCTGATATGCAAAGTACTATACAAGGGCATTTACATACACAATGTTACACCGAATGGTATGTTGGTCAAAACTTTAAAGTATTTGGTTCACAAGTAGGATGTGGTATAGATGCAACTGCTTATGCTATGGCATACGCTAAAAGAGGTAAAAAACCAGCTATTGCTTGTGCAGTAGTATTAGGGGGTCATACAGTAATAAACGAATTAATGGAATTATGAAAAAAAAACAATACACAACCAAAGAAAGGTTTAAGATTCTTGAATCAACAGTAGCTACTTTATATGTGGCATTAGATAAATTATCTAAAAGAATAGATGGCATTGATGATTTTTTAACTAAAGCAACAAAAGATTTTAAAGAAAACTAGTATATATTAACAAAATTGTTTATATTTACGCAAAACAAAACAAATTATGGAAGAGGTAACATTAGTATATAACGACATAGAATTAGTTGTTGTAGGAATATTTAACAAGGGACAAAATGGTAGTTATGAGTATCCAAGCTTTAGTTGTTATTTTGATTGTCATAAAGTGTTATGCGGAGGACAAGACATTATAGATATACTTGAGCCACGTGTAATAGAGGATTTAGAAGAAGAAGCTAACCAAATAATAGAAGACCTATGATAGTTCTATTTGATGCAGACAGTTTAGTATATTCTTCTTGTTGTGGTGTAGATGACATACTAGATGAAGCAATAGGTAAGTTTGATGAAGTATTTATGTCTATTATAAATAGGCTAGAAGAAACCTATGAAATACAAAGAGTAATTACTTTTAATAATAGTAGAGGTAACTTTAGGAAAATACTAGACCCTAACTACAAAGCAAACAGAAAAAAGCAAGAACACCCAAAACTGCTTAATAAAATGCACGAGGAAATATCTGCAATTTATTCTACTAAAAATTGTTACGGTATGGAAACAGATGATTTAGTTTCTATTTACTGGCATAAACTAACAAAAGAACTAGGGCATAATAATGTAATAATAGTTTCAATAGATAAAGATTACAAACAACTACCAGCGTTAATTTATAACTACCATTATAAACATCAATGTATTTATGACATAACACACCAACAAGCATTATATAACTTTTACGAACAAATGATAATTGGAGATGGTGCAGACAATGTTAATTATTGTAAGGGTTACGGTAAGGTATATGCATTAAAACTTTTTAAAGATTGCAAAACACATTATCAATTTACTAAAAAGACATACGAGTTATTTAAAACAATATATAAATCAAAAGCAAAGTTAAAATACATACAATGCTATAACCTTTTAAAGTTAAGAACTAAATGAAACTATTTGAAGACAATTGGGGTGTTGATAATAGCCCAGAAGATCACACAGAAATTACTACAACAATATTATATTTTAGTAAACAAGAATTAAAAGAGTTTAAAAATTTATGTAAAGTAGGTATAAAAAAATACTATGGTGATGCTGCACAAGACAAAGGCAACATTAGCGATTATTTATTATTAATATTAAAACACCACAATGAAAACAATTAAATTAAATAATTACTACAAAGGCAATAGCGCAGATAAATTTAAAGGCAAGTTTTTAAATGAAACAGATTTTAATACCCTAATAAAAGAAGATTGTGATGGGTACGATATGTATGGCAATTTATTGTTCAGGTACAGAAAAAACGCAATACCAAATGAAACCCTATTATTAGGCTATAATAGTTTTAAAGAAAGCATAGAGCTAACTGAAGGGCGTGGAATTGCAAGTGGTAGCAGCCATAAACGCATACGTAAAGACGGAACTGTAAGTAACATTACTGTTGGTAATAAAGTATATAGCGGAAGCGTAGGTTATATGGACGCTGGTGCTATGGTGCATTATTGTAGAAAAACAGCCTTTGCACGTAAATACTTTGATGAGTTTACACAAGGTATTCCATTTGTAGAATATATAGATAGTAAATACAAAGAACTTTGCCCAGAACATTATGCAAAACAAAAAGCAATAGCAGATGGAACAAATAGAAATTATGTTATAGGTAATACAAGTTTTACAACTGTAACAGTAAATAAAAACTTTAGAACTGCTGTACATAAAGATAGTGGTGATTTCCCAGAGGGTTTTGGTAACTTAATTACATATAGGCAAGGAAGTTATGATGGTGGTTATTTTTGTTTGCCAGAATACAAAGTTGCAATTGATATGCAAAACAACGACTTACTATTTGTTGATGTACACAAGTGGCACGGAAATACAGAAATAACAAACAAAAGCGATGATTGGCTACGTATAAGTTTTGTGCTTTACTATAGGGAGTATATGTATAAGTGTAGCCAACCAAGTGATGAATTAAAAAAAATAAAACAAAATAAAACAGGATATTTAAAATTATGAATACAACAACAAAACAAAAAAAAGGATTAGAATTTGAAAGCTGGGTGTACAATAAATTAAAAGATGAATGGGGTTTAACACTAAACCATTGCACAACAAAAGAAGAACAATATACCAAAGGCGAAAACTATCAAGGTTGGGAAATTAAAAACGACCAAACATTTAACAAAACTAATAACTTATACATAAGTGTAGAGCGTAGGTACAGCAATAAAGTTTACCCAAGTGGTTTATACAAAGAGCAAGAAATACCACAAAGGTTTTATGTAATAGGCAACAAAAAAGAGTGTTATGTGTTTAGTACAAAAATACTAAAACAATACTATGAAAAACACAAATGCCAGTTAATCCCTGGATTTACTACAAATACTGGTGGAAAAGAATATGGCTTTTTATTAAATAAAGAATACGCTGAAAGGTTATGCGTTGGTAAGTTTGTTAATCAATACAATTTATTATGATTGGTACTTATTGCAATATAAACAACATAAAGCCTATAAATAATTTAACACAAGGTTTAGACTTTAGGCAACCACAATATAGGCGCAAAGTATTTTTAGACTTTTATAAATTCCATACTAAATATAGAGGTCATGCTGGTGCTGTATATTATGCAATACCTTTTATTGTAGACTATTTAAAGTTAGATAAAGAACAATCATACTGGTTATGTTTTATAAATGGTTGTAGCCAAAATATAGTAACATCATATATTATATTTAATAAGTTTAAAGACTTTAATAAATTAAACATTGTAGCCCTTAAAGAATGGTTTTATAATAATTATAAATTGTTTGGTTGGGATACAGACAGAAGGTATTTTAAAAATTCTTTTATACAATGCATAGAAAATTACCAAACATTATTAAATGGTAAAACACAAGAGCAATACTTTAACAATATTTGCAATACACAAAATGCACATACTAACTTTACTAAACTTTGGGATGTAGTAAATAACGAGTTTTTATATTTTGGTAGGTTAAGCGCATTTAGTTATATAGAATACTTAAACATAATAGGTTTAAATGTAGAGTGTAACAGTTTATTTTTAGATAACATAAAAGGTAGTAAAAGCCACCGTAATGGTTTATGTAAGGTATTAGGAAGGGATGACCTAGAATGGACTAAAACAAATGATGTAACATATACACCTGAAATAATTAATTGGCTAAACCTAGAAGCAGATAAACTACTAACAGAAGCAAAAGAATATATTAAGTTACCTTTTGTAAATTACTTTACTTTAGAAACTACCTTATGTTGTTACAAAGGTTGGCACAGGGTTAATAGGCGTTACCCTAATGTATATAACGATATGTTTTTAGACAGAATAAAGTATGCAGAAAAACAATGGCAAACAAAACTAGACATATTTTATAAAGCAAGGCAAAAATACTTGCCACCCTATTTACGTTGCGAAGACAACCCTAACAAACTAAAGCTATGTAAACAAAAGCAAAACCATTATAGATTAACTGGCGAAGTTATAATGATGGATGAGGAATATGAATATTACAAAAACAATTTTAACACTAATACACTATGGCAATAAATATTTTAATAACTGGGAATTGTGGTGTTGGCAAAACATACGTACTAAAAAAATTAATACAATGCTTAAAACTAACAAAACAAAACAGAATAGGTTTATTAAATTACCTTGAATGCAGTAAATACATAGTAACTGGTAAATATGTTGATGATGTATTTGATGGTAGCGATAAACTTGCTATGAATGTCATGAGTAGTGTTGATGAGTTTTTACAAACAAATAAAGGTAAAATAATATTTTATGAGGGTGATAGGTTTACAAACAATAAGTTTATAGTAAAAGCTAAACCATTTATAATAAAAATACTTGGCGATGGCAAAGTTGGTAGAGAACAACGCAATAGCAATCAAACACAAAGACACCTTAAAAGCATACAAACAAGGGTAGGAAATATTAACGCAGATTTAGAATTAAGTAACAGTAAAGTTTGCATAAGTGTACTAATGCATTGTATATTGCACAGTAATAATATAACAGAACTTAAAGAAAACTTAAACAAGCAAAAAACAATACATAAAAAAAAACAACAAAGTTTGTTTTAAATGAATAAAAAAAAAGATACCGTTTATGAATTTTATAATTTAGCATTATATGAATACGAACAAGGTACTGGACTAGAAGAATTACAAGAAATACTACAAGATTACGAACATCAAGAAATGTATTTAGAATGTGCTGGTATAAAATTAGCCATACAATATATAGAGTTCTTAATAAATTTACAAATAATAATATATATAAATAAAATAAATGAAGACACCAGAAATCAAAGACTTAGTTGAAAACGAATTAGGGTACAGAATAAATGTAAAATCAAGAAAAAGAAGCATTGTGTACGGTAGGGCTATATACTTTAAAATTTGCAAAGACAGAACAAACCTATCATTAAGTAAAATAGGACAAACACTAAACCTAGACCACGCAACAGTACTACATAGCTTAAATAAAATATTCCCATCGTTTGAATTATACAACCCAGAGTATATGGAAATATACAATAGAATAATAGCAACAGAGGAATACATACCTAAACACCAAAAACTAAATATACTGCAAGAAGAACACAGAAAACTACAAAATAGGTTTAAGTATTTAAAAAGAATTAAAATAGACCCAAAACTAAGACCCTTACTTGAAACAATACAACAAATACCACAAGAACAATTACCAGTAGCAGAGTACAGAATAAAAAGGGTTATTAATAGGTTAAAAGAATTTGAAGAATAACAAAAACACAATATATTTGTTATATAAAAAATAATTAATAATAATCTTTTTTAATTATGGATAAAAGAAAAAACAACGGTGGGCATACAACAGCTGGTAGAAAGCCTAAAGCCGAAGAGGTAAAGTTAATTGAAAGATTAACACCATTAGAACCACAAGCATACGCAGCACTAAAAAAAGGAATAGAGGGAGGAGAGTTTAAGTTTATACAAATGTTCTATCACTATTACGCTGGTAAACCAAGAGAAACAAAAGACATCACATTAAATACTGAACAACCTTTATTTAATATTGTTGATTAATGTTTGTAGTAACAACTGCAATTAAAAAACTTCTTAAACTTAAGAAAAGAAAAAAGATAGTTCAAGGTGGTACATCAGCTGGTAAAACATTTGGTATATTACCTATACTCATAGATAGAGCTATAAGAACTCCTAACGTAGAAATAAGCGTAGTTAGTGAGAGTATACCACATTTGCGTAGAGGTGCTTTAAAAGACTTCCTAAAGATTATGATGATGACCAATCGTTATAATGATATGCAATATAATAAGTCAATGCTTAAGTATAAGTTTGCTAATGGAAGTTACATAGAGTTCTTTAGTGTTGAATCAGCAGACAAGTTAAGAGGAGCAAGAAGACACACGCTATATGTAAACGAAGCTAACAACATTCCTTACGAAGCATACAATCAATTAGCAATAAGAACATCTGGAGATATATGGATTGACTTTAACCCAACCTCATCATTCTGGGCGCATACAGAACTACAAGGCAAAGATGATGCAGACTTTATAAAGCTTACGTATTTAGACAACGAAGCATTACCAGACACAATTATAAACGACATAGAGAAAGCTAAAGACAAAGCAAAGACATCTACATATTGGAATAACTGGTGGAATGTATACGGACTTGGAGAGATAGGAAGTTTAGAAGGTGCTTGTATAAAAGATTGGAAGCCTATTGACTTACCAGACGAAGCAAGACTACTTTGTTATGGAATGGACTTTGGTTATACTAATGACCCTTCTACTTTAATAGCACTTTACAAATATAACAACTCATATATCTTTGATGAGGTCATCTATCAAAAAGGATTACTAAATAGTCAGATAAGCAACTTACTTAAAACACACCAAGCAAAAGAAATCATATATGCAGATTCAGCAGAACCTAAAAGTATTGCAGAGCTGTCAAGCTATGGTCATTTAATAATGCCAGTTAAAAAAGGTAAAGACTCAATAGTGTATGGTATCAACCTCATCAATCAAAATGAAATATACATAACTAATAGAAGTCATAACTTAATCAAAGAACTACAGAACTACATTTGGTTAAAGAACAAAGAAGGCGAAACACTTAACAAACCAATAGATGCTTTTAACCATTGTATAGATGCGATGAGGTATGCTATTACTTCACAATTAGAGAATCCTAACAAAGGTCAATATTACATTTACTAAATGTTAAAGAAATGTTAAAGTTTTGTTAAAATTTAATAAACATTATTGTTAATAAGTAAATATGTTGTATATTAGCAGTATCAAACTACTAGATCAAACCTAGTAAAACTTATATTAAAAGTTTTCGTAAGTCAATACCAGATCTAGTTATGAAAGTTACAAGGGGTAACAAGTAAGCCATTTAGTAGTTTGGTAATTATAAAAAGGGTGTTGAGCACTCAAACAACAGGAAAGATGGAGTACTGATTGTTTCTTCTAACAAGCCCTTTTATTTTTAACTAATAAAGCAAAAAAACAATGCAAACATTAAACAAGTACAAACAAAACCTATCCATAAGAGGTAACCAAGTATGGAGTTACACTACACACGTTGCAACTATAAAAGGCAACAACCTTATGCAATTAGGTTACTGGAGTCAAACAACGCAAAAGCATATTAACTATGTGGCAAATGAATTAGAACTAAAATTAATAAAACAATGAAAAAACTAAAACACTACTTAACATTAACATTATTCTCATTTGTATTATTAATAGCAAGTGTAGTATTATTATC